AGATGCAGCAATAGCAGCACGTAACGAACAACGTGAAAAGGATGCCATTGAACGCAAAAAACAGGCTGAATTAAAAGCAGTTGGGGACAAAACAGAAGCGGAGAAAAAAGCAGCCGAAGCTAAAAAAGAAGAAAAAGAAGTGGATATGTCTAGTCCGCAGGCCATGCTTAAATCTTTTAGCGAACAACAGAATGGTTTCTTTGCTAACAATATTAAAGCAGCACAACAACAACAAGAAAAAGAAAAAGCACTGGCATCAGCAAGATCAGAAATTCAAGAATCAGAGAAAAAATATGCAGCCGCCAAAACTGATGAAGAGAAAAAATCGGCTTTAGAATCTTTAAATGCTGCACAAAAACGTTTAGAAACTGCCAAGAAAGAAAAAGAAGAAGCTGACAAAGGTGCTGGCAAACTTGTATCAGCTCCTGGGACTGCAGGAGGCGGCGGTGGCGGCGGTAGTTACGGCGGTGGTGCTGTGTTATCATCCGGAGGTAGTGGAGGTGGAAAAGCTTCAGCTGGAGGTGGCGGCGGAGGTGGAAAAGTTTCAGCTGGAGGTGGCGGCGGAGGTGGAAAAGCTTCATCTGGTGGCGGAGGTGGATCAGGTGGTAGTGGATCAGGTGGTGGCGGAGGTGGCGGTAAAGATGGGGGTGCTGACGGCAGTGGTGGCGGTGGCGGTGGCGGTAAACTTCCAGCAATGGCTGGTGGTGGTGGCGGGAAGGGCGGTACTATGTCCGAACCAGATATCAAGGCAATGATTACCCGACATGAAGGTATACGATATGAACCCTACAAAGACAGTCTTGGTCTTTGGACAGTAGGTGTAGGACACCTAATTGGTGATGGAAAAAGTCTTCCACAAGAATACAATAGAAAGTTTTCGCATGAAGAAGTTATGGCAATGTTTGACAAAGATTATGAAAAACATAAAAAACAAGCAGAGTCAAATGTTCCGGGATATTCTAAATTTGACTCATTGGGTCAGGCAGCATTAATTGATTTAACATTTAATATGGGACCTGGATGGCCTAAAAAGTTTCCAAATACTTCTAAAAAACTAGCTGCAGGCGATACAGAAGGCGCTGCTGCAGGGTTAACTGATAGTGCGTGGTATGGACAGGTTGGCAAACGAGCACCAGTTATTACAGGAATGGTTCGAAATTCCAAAGTGACTGCACGTGACGGTGGTGTATTTGATGGGCCAAAATCCGGATTTGATGCTGAATTGCATGGTACTGAAGCTGTGGTTCCGTTGCCTGATGGCAACAAAATTCCTGTGACTTTTAGTAATATGCCAAAAGCTCCTGATCTTGGAACTTCTATGAAAGTTGCATACAATCAGCTTAGAGCACAATTAGATAGCGTAGATTTCCTGCGAAGCGGTGATTCCAAAAACACGTTTTCAGATACCAGTCCAGAGCTTATTGACAAGACTGAGATGATGCGACAAAAATTATCGGACATGGCAGCAGCATTGCAAGGTCAAGGCATTGATGCAGCAGCCGAGTACAATGCCCCAGAGCCAGGGGAATCTTCGATGAGTTCTGCAACAAGTCTACTAAAACGTTTAGAAATGGCGGATGCGACCAGCAGCGTTTCTGGATCAGAAGTCAATGCAGCCAACAAAGGCGGCAGTCGCGGCTATGACAACTCCAACGATGTTGAAACACAAACTGGTAAACAATCACTTGGTCAAGATGATTCAGTATCACAGCTGTCTTCGTTAAATAGTAAGTTGGAACAATTAATATCTATCAATCATCAATTGGCCAATATTAATAACGACCAATTACGTGTGCAAAAAGGATTTAATTTTGGTGATATGTTTAAATCACCTGTATAATTTGGAAGAATAATGAGCTGGAAAAAATATTTTACGCCGGTTAAAGTTGACAATCAAACAGGATCCTTGAGTCCCATTGGCGGTGGTCGTCCGGGCCCAGCTCGTGCAAACTATTCTAGTTTTTTACCTGATGTTTATGCAGGAAGTCCCAATCGTGTTGAACGATATATGCAGTACGATACCATGGACATGGATTCAGAAGTCAATGCTGCACTAGACATACTTGCAGAATTTTGTACACAAAAAGACAAAGAAAATGCCACCCCATTTCATTTTTACTTCAAAGGCAAACCCACTTCAACAGAAGTAAAATTGCTAAAAGACAGCTTGCAAAAGTGGACTAAACAACAACAATTTGAAACAAGAATATTCCGCATCGTGCGCAATACATTCAAGTACGGAGATTGTTTTTTCGTCAGAGACCCTCAAACCCAAAAATGGTTGTTCGTGGATGCAGCCAAAGTTACAAAAATTATCGTCAATGAAAGTGAAGGCAAGATACCTGAGCAGTATGTGATCAAAGACATTAATTTTAATTTTAAAGAATTAATTGCAACAACTCCTCACAACACAACCAACACTGCACCCAGCGGTACAAGCAGCTATACCAGCGGAGGTGGATTTGGACGAGGAATGGTGGGGGCAGCCGCACAATCGCCGGGCACTAGATTTCACAATCAAACCAATGAAGTCACAGTAGACGCCAAACACGTGGTACACATCACACTCAGTGAAGGACTAGACAACAACTATCCGTTTGGCAATTCGCTGCTAGAATCAGTATTCAAAGTCTACAAGCAGAAAGAATTACTTGAAGATGCTATCATTATCTATCGTATACAACGTGCTCCAGAAAGACGTATTTTCTATGTGGACGTTGGAAATATGCCGGCGCACATGGCCATGAGTTTTGTTGAGCGTGTCAAAAACGAAATACAACAAAGACGAATTCCTTCATCTACAGGAGGCGGCCAAAACATGGTTGATGCTAGTTATAATCCACTTAGTGCAAGTGAAGACTACTTTTTTCCGCAGACTGCAGAAGGTCGTGGTTCAAAAGTAGAAACACTGCCAGGTGGTACCAATCTAGGTGAAATCACAGACCTACGTTACTTTACCAACAAGTTATTTCGTGCTCTAAGAATCCCTAGTGCATATTTGCCCACAGCAGTTGACGAGGCTCCAAACAGTCTAGCAGATGGCAAAGTGGGTACAGCATACATTCAAGAATTGAGATTCAATGAATACTGCAAACGTCTACAGGCCATGGTGGTAGAAACTTTTGATGTTGAATTCAAATATTGGATGAACAACAATGGCATCAACATTGACTCTAGTTTGTTTGAATTAAAATTCAACGAGCCACAAAATTTTGCAGCCTATCGACAAGCCGAACTAGACACAACTAGAGCAGCAATATTTTCGCAGGTTCAAGAAATGCCGCATCTCAGCAAGCGTTTTGCTCTTAAGAGATTCTTAGGACTATCAGAAGAAGAAATCAAAGAAAACGAACGCATGTGGAGAGAAGAAAACGGCGGCAATCTAAAACCAGCACCTGATGCTAGTAGTGAAATGCGTAGCATAGGCATCACACCGGGTACATTAGGAGCAGAAACTGGAGCACAAGATCAAGAAGCTGATCCAGCTATGGCAGCAGCAGCTGAACAACAGGCAGCAGCCCCAGCAGATCAGGCTGCACCAGCACCTGCAGCAGTCTAAAATATAAATACAATATGCTTCTATTAGAATTTTTATATTTTAACGACAACAATAATGATTTTGCAGTTGATCGTAGATACGACAGCGCCAGAGACTCTTCTGTGGTTAAAAAAAGCGACACCAGAAAAATTCGATTAACACTTAGACAAATAAATCAACTGCGTCAACAAAGTGAAGCACACGAATTTGAAGAACAGTCAGAACAAGAATTCATTAGACAAATGTATGGAACACCAGTTGAAGCAGCGCAGCCAGCGGAGTGATGTGGCTTTTGTACTAGGCAACGGCAAAAGCAGACTAAACGTAGATCCTAGAAGCTTTCAAGAACGTGGTGTTGTATACGGTTGCAACGCCTTGTATCGCGAATTTGCCCCAGATTATCTAGTGGCAGTTGACGTCAAAATGGTGAATGAAATCATAGCTTCAGGCTATCACCGAACACATCAAGTATGGACTAATTCCAACAAAGGTGTATCATCTAAAGCAAATATCAATTTTTTTAGCCCGCACAAAGGCTGGAGCAGTGGTCCTACAGCACTATGGTTTGCCAGCACCCACACCTATCAAACTATCTATATATTAGGGTTTGATTACCAAGGAGCAGGCGGTAAATTCAATAATGTGTATGCAGATACATTTAACTACAAGAAAAGCACAGATTCTCCTACTTTTCACGGCAACTGGTTAAGTCAAACTGAAAAAGTCATAAAAGAATTTAGACAGATCAAATTTGTTAGAGTGATTGAAGACGGTGCATTTGTTCCCGATCAACTGGGATATCAACATCCCAATCTCAAACATATCAACTACCACGAGTTTAAATTAAATTACCCAGAAGTTATTTACAATAACTAAATCAATCAAAAAACTACCATTTAACACCGTTTTATTACAACGGTAGTAAATAAAGCACGACAGCCAAATCATCTTTAAGGAGAATAAACATGTCAGATAAAAGTAAACTAGAGCAAATGCTCGAAAGCCTGGTCAACGACGATCAAGCTAAAGCAGAAGAATTATTCCACGAGTACGTGGTTGCAAAATCTCGTGAGATCTATGAAAATCTTATCGATGCAGAATTAGACGAAGCTGCTGAAGAAGACGACGAAGAAGTTGACGAAGCCGTAGATGAAGAAGACGAAGACAAAGTTGACGAAGCAGTAGATGAAGAAGACGACGAAGAAATGGAAGAAGGTTTCGAAGACATTGCCATCGAAGCTGATGACGATATGGGTGACACACCAGATATGGGTGACGACCTAGAAGGTGAACTAGATGGAGAAATGGGCGACGAAATGGGCGACAAAGCCCCAGAAGAATTGTTCCAAGATCTAGACGCTATTGTAGATGAACTACAAGCCAAATTTGACGCAATGAATGGTGATGACATGGGTGATGACATGGGTCCACCAGACGAAATGAAAGATGATTTCGACCTAGCCACAGTGCGTGAATATGTAGAAAAAGTTGCTGGCGGCCATGGTGCAGAGAAGAAAGGTGGTGCAGAAGGCACATTTTCTGGCACAGGCGGATCTGCAGGTCCTTCTAACACAAAAAGTATTGTAGCAGGTAAAAATGATATGGGCGGTACAGCTTCTAACATTGCACAAAGCAAAGAAGAAGCAGTAACTTTAGCCAATCAAGGACACTTAAAGGGTTCTAGCCTATTTAAAGGTAACCCAAAAGAAGATAACGCAGGTAATATCAATGTTCCAGGCGGCAAGGCAGGTGGTGCTTTCAGTAAGAAAGAGCCAGGTCATGGTGCAGAGAAGAAAGGCGAAGCTGAAGGTAAATTCAGCGGAGCAGGTGGTTCTTCCGGTTCAGTTGATAAAGCAAGTCTTTTCCGTGGCCGTAGATAATAGGACACAACGGTGAAAACTACCCTCAGTGAACAATTGAGTTTTGACCAGGCAAAGATTGTCTTGGAGAGCGAAGGCGAG